CTCAACAAATAGACCCTCTACCAGTAGTAAGTGTTACTGATAAAGTGTTTGCTTCTAATAGCCATAGTATCTACAAAGGTGCTAATGTTGGTAATATGCTAGGTAAGATAGCTGTAGGAAGTGAGTATGAGAGTAAGGTGTTGGAGAATACTGAGACAGGTAAAATCATACATACCTATATTAATAACAATGCCGAGCCTTTTGACCTATCAGATGGGATGCTACTATATATGAAAGGATACCAATCTAGTGATGGTGTATTTGAATATACTTATGGGACACCAGTAGATAACTATACACCAACCGATGATGCAGATATTGATTCGTATGGGAGGTTTACTAGACTATCGCATAACTACCTATCAACTACTCCTAAGCATAGCCCAATAATACTAGATGCAGACAATGGTGCTAAGTGGTTTGAAACTATATGCAAAGATAGTGATGGTACTGCATGGGCTGTATGGAATATGGAAGAGTTGAACTATGATGTTACATTTGGAGAAGATGGTACTTTCTCTCAACTCACAAATGGGACACTTACAGACCTGAATGGAAACAGTGTAAAAACTGGTGTGTTCGGTAAATGTCTTAACTATAAGATTAAAGGATAAGATAATGCAAGATGAATATGATGTTTTGTTTCCTACTATGAGGTTGGATGACTTATCCAAAAGTATAGTATGAAAATATTTATAGTCCCTAAATACATCTTGCCTTTTGGCTATGGTATCACTATCAATAAGTGGGCTATAGCTAGAGAAGATTCAGAAGATTTACCTTATGTAATTGCACATGAGGTATATCATGTTAAGCAGATAGAAGAGTTAGGTTTCTTTAAATGGCTATATAGATACTTTAAAGAGCTATATTATGTAGGATATAAAGATAATAGGTTTGAAGTAGAAGCTAGGGCTTATGGTAAAGAATATAAACATGAATACAAGGATTACAAATGAAAATACAATCAGATAAACAGTTACACTTCTTAGGAAGTATGGCACTAATGTTTGCAGCCTATCTATTACTATATAATATCTCACTTGCAATTATGGTTGCATTATCTATAGGTATATCTAAAGAGCTTGGATGGGACTTATGGATGAAGAAAGGTACACCTGATATATATGATATGGTTGCTAATCTCTCAGGTGTTTTGTTTGCTGTTGCATTTATATTTATAACTATAGGTATAAGATAATGGGCTTCATGGATATATTTTCAACCAGCTCTATAGACACTGCGGTTAATGCAATAGTATCTACTGGTGATGCTTTGGTGTTTACGGAAGAAGAGAAGAAAGAGCTAAATAAGAAAGCTATAGAGTTCAAGTTTGAAACACTAACCAAGAATGGTAACTTTCAACTTGCTCAGAGATACTTAGCTGTATTGTTTGCTGTAAACTTCTTTGCTGCATTCTGGGTAGGTGTACTTATATACTTCTTCAATGAACCAAAACTAGATGGGTATATGGAGCTTGTAGCAGTCTTTAACTTAGGCTGGATAGCAATGGCTATATTCAGTTTCTATTACTCTGGTGGATTCATAGAGTCATTTAAGAAAGCAAGAACTAAATAGTTACGATATAATAACAAATAAATAAAAGGATTATTGTGCTTGAGTCTATTATAAGTTTTATGAACGACCCTAGTGGTATAAAGACATTAGGTAAACAACTCAACTCTAGTAAGTATCAAGTAATTGCAGAAGTTAGAGAAGGGTTTGATGAACTTAAAGAAGAACTAGCTAAACCAATGCAACAAGTAATGGCTGAGTATGAAGCAAAGCTAAAGGCTGCTGAGAAGAAAGCTGAGTTCTATTGTATGTCATTAACCAATATAGGTGATGTAATACCTGATATGTTATGGTTCAAGTATACTGATGGTAAGTATGCTTATGCTAATAAAGCCCTTAGAGATGGTTTGCTATTTGATGATGCACCAATAGGTAAGGATGATATGACAATAGGTGCTAGAGCCATAGAAATATTTGGTGTAGACAATCACGACTTTGGAGGGTATTGTGCTGGTAGCGATGTTGTTACGATAGAACACGGACACAGAAAGAGATTTATTGAATATGGAGTTAGTGGTGGAATCCCTCTAGTGTTAGAAGTATTTAAGAATGTAGTAAGAGATAAGAATGATGAAGTTATAGGTACTGTTGGTTCAGGCAGAGATATTACACACATGATTTTCACAATGTTAGCATTAGTTGAATGCCACTCTGAAAGTCCAGCTGATAAAAACTCTCAAGTTTTAGCTAACTCTTTACTAGATGCATTTCTTGACTTATATTTATATGAGAACACTGGGTCAGGTGTTACTCTTCAAAGCTTCTATAACACTCATAAGGATAGGTACCATGAACGATAGTATCAATATAGAACAGTTAAAAGAGTTCTTAGAGTTTAGGATTAAGAATGTGGAGAACAAAGTAGATGCTATCCCAATAAAGATGGAGAAGATGCATTCACAGCATTTAAATAATGATGAGGCTCAGTCATTGTCTATACAAGGCATAGGTGATAAAGTGAACCTAATATGGAAAGCTATTGGAGTTGTTTTAATAGCTCTGGTTAGTGTAATAGCAAAGGTGGTGGTAGGATGAAATCAAAAACATTCAAAATATTTGAATTAGTTCCAGTACATTTATATCAGATAGTGCATGAAGATTCACTATGGGATATGATGGATGACAAGTTGATTGAATCTATAGACTTATTAAAAGAAAAGTTTCCAAATGGTACAATGGTCATAAATAATTACCAATGGGGTGGAGAAAGGGGATGGAGTGGTCTTAGAACTAAAGACTCTAAATACTATTCAGAAGGTTCACAACACTCAATAGGTAAAGCTGTAGACTGTATCTTCTCTGAGTATACTACAGAGGAGATTAGAAATTATATCCTGTATCATCAGGATGAGTTTCCATATATAGGTGGCATAGAGATAGGTGTATCTTGGTTGCATTTAGATGTAAGAGATAGAAAGAATAATAGAATACAACAATTTAAAGGATAAAGAATGGCAACACCACTAGCACGAACACTATGGTCACAGATAGTAAACCTAGTTTCAACTGGACAGAATGTATCAGATAGTTTAGATACTGCATTCACTAATATTGACTTAGCGATAACTCAAGTAGATGCAAATACAGATGCAATAGCTGAATTAAACGCAAGTCATACAGAACTAATTACTGCAACGAGTTTAGCTGCTTCACAACAGCCAACAGTTGTTGACTCTCCTATTCAGGTTGAGTTTGGAGCATTCCAGACTACTGATGATGTTGACTTGTCTGCTCTTGGAGCAATTACATTTAAAACAGCTGGAGAGTATATAATATCTCCATTCTTTCAGTATGGAAGAAGTGGTTCTACTGGAACATCTTTTCTATTAAATAGATATTTAATTAATGGAACACAGATAGGTAATTCTCTAGCTTCTAAAGTAGATAGTGCTGATACGCTTGTACCATGGTCTAGCTCAATACAATTTACAGCATCAGCTAATGATGTATTAACTATTGAAGTAATGAGAGATAGCACTGGAAATAATTCAGGTGGTTTGTTTTCTGCAACTCCAGCAGTAGCCAGCTGGGCTTCTGCTCCATCTGCTGCTATACAGATTTATAAAATAAAGGAACATAGTAATATTCAATAGTATCCACTTCGGTGGGTATTATGATAAAATTACATTAAAGGATATTTTATGGGACTAGGTGACGATTACGGAACAGTAGGTAACCCTTATAATTTAGATGCTGCTGGTACATCTAGAGGAGTTAAAGCAGGTTCAATTAGCAAGCAAGGTGGTAGTTCATCATATGCTGGTTATGCTGCTGCAATACAAACTGCTAGTGCTGTTGCTCAAGGGTTTGCTGAAACAGATGCATTTAAAGCACAACTAGACTTTAACTTTGAATCAGCTATGCAGAATGCTGGTAATGCTATGACAAGTTTTGAACTTCAACAGGTGAAGAATGCTGAGCAGATTAACAACATAAACCATGTACTAGGTGATAAGCTATCTGAGAGAGGTTTAATAGCCATGAAAGAAGAAGCACTACTTAGAACAGCAGCTGCGGAAACTGGTACATCTGGTGGAACTACAGCTATGGCTATTAAGGAAGCTTTTATTACTGAGAACATGGATAGAGCTAATATCATATCTGCTAGTAATGCAACTAAACGAAATGTGTTTATGAGTATGGATACAGCTCAAGTACAGATACAGAACAAGATTGATTCAATACTACTAGGTGGAACAGCTGTAGGAACTAACTCTATTGCAGCTGGTATGGCTGGTGGATTAAATGTAATGAACCAAACATTAAGCATGATTCCAATGTCTGAAAGAAGTAAAGCTTTCGGTATTGCACCAACTAAAGGATAACTAATGGCTACAACTCTAGCTTCTCTCGCAGGAACCAAACAAACAACTCAGGTGCAAAATGCCAATAGTGGAGCAGTAGGTTCTGCTGGAGGTTCTTCAATTCAGGCTACTAAGAGTGTAGACAACTCAGCTAAATTATGGAACGACATAGGTAAAGGCTCTGCTAATGTAGTACAAGAAATGCAACAAGCTTCTAAGTATGCTGGTGAAAGAGTTGGTACAGATAACCTAGTTGAGTATAAGTCAGGCATGAACCAAATAGCTGCTTATTATGCAGACCAGCCACAGACATCTTCCATGATGGTTGCTAAGAGTAGAAATGAAGAAGCATTATATAAAAAGCACATGACTAAGGGTCACTTTGGTGATAATGAGCTAGCTAATCAAGCTTTTAAAGATACCTATGCATCACCAGCTTACGACAACTTATTAAGAAACCAGACAGTTAATAACACTAAGAAGGTTGCATTATTCAAAGATGAAACCAAAAGAGATGTTACACATGAAATTGAATTTCTAGGTGCTGATATTAGTGCTAAGAATTTAGCAACATACAAACAAAGATATAAGACTGCTGGACTAGACCCAGAAAGTGTTACTTCTTTATATTTAGCCGCTGCTGGAACAAGCTTAGAAAAAGAGATGAATACTAATCATGCTGTCTATTATGATAAAGCTGGTAACATAAATCAAGAGTCCGTTAATGCATTGGTTAATGAGAAATACAAACTTGTATTAGGTACTGATAACGAGAAGATAGCTAGTGATTTAAGCTCAACTAGACAAGCAGCTGATACATTCATTAAGAAGCAAGCTAATGTTGCTCACACAGCCTATATGAGTCTTGCAACAAGTAAAGCTCACAGTTTAATTCATAAAGGCAAACCATTCACTGATGACAATGGAGTTAACCATCACTATGTTGGTAGTGGAGAAGAATTTCAAAGAGAGATAAAAGAGAACTTCGGATTACTGAATGAAGTTGATAACGAAAAGATAATGCAAATCTACAGAGAAGAAACTAAAACAGCTGGTTCTAATTCTTATTTGGTTACTGACTTCGTTACGAGACACAAGAGAGAAGTGATTGATTTATTAGATAACAACAAGCCAGTTAAGCCTGAAGCAGTTGAGAAATTCGTTTCAGAGTCTACTTGGATGTTGGCTTCAAATGCATTTACTCCAGCTGATAAACTTAGAATAAACAAAGTGTTGAAAGATGCAACCATAATCAAAGAGAATAATGACCAGATTGGTTCAGAGATACAAAGTGTTATAACTGGTAAGTTAAGCATTAAAGATGCTAAGAGAAATGTAGAGGAGGGTACGACTAGAACTGCTCAAGATGGAAACACTTATGTAATAAAAGATACTCAGTATGATAACATCTATAAGAATGAAATAAGTCTAACAGCAACCAACCTTAGAAGCAGTGATGTGACTACAGATGAAGGCAAGAAGACTTTTCAACAAACTCTATATAAAGCTGATGTATTACAAGAAACATTAGATGGTGGAACTCCAAAGATATTTGACTTCTATGATAAAGTAATTAAAGACAAAACTAACATCTCTACAATGTCTGGAGATGAGATTAGACAATTTGTTCAGTACGGAGATTATCAGTTAACCGCAAATGTAAACCAGTTCGCTGGATACCAGAGAAACTTAGCTGTTCTGGCTAGCCACATTAGAGAACTAGATAAAGACACTGAAATGCCTACAGCAGAAAAAGAGAATGCTATTAAGGATTTTGCTAGAAGCACACTAGACTGGCAGATGACTCCAAAGAATGCTATAACTATGTGGAATAAAGCACTTGATGATGTTAAAACTGGTAACAACTATATGATGACTACATTCAACTCAAGAGGTGCAACCAACCTTAATAATGTTCTTCAAAGTGTTTATATGGGAGAATACAACGAAGATGATATTGAGAAGTTTGTAGATAGTTATGAGTTCTACGACTTAGTTAGTGGAAATATTACTAGAGATAACCAAAGAGTTCTACTTCCGAAGAGCATGACTAAAGGTAAGTTTGATTTTCTTATGGATACATATTTGAAGGCTGAAGGTATCGACAAAGGAGATGTTATGCTTGAAGCATTTAGAAGTCATGGTGCTAGTGGTTCTATTAACATTGGTTATAGAGTTATGTATAAAAGTGCTAATGGTCAAGTAAAGAGTCTAGGCGATATAACTATAGATGCCTATAATAAAAAGAAATAGGATTTAATATGGCAGAGCCACAAGAAAACAGAGACTATACACCACTTGAGTCTAGCTTTAGTACAGACTTCAATCTAGGTGGTGGTCTTACTAGCCAAGTAGATAAAGTAGAACAAGAACTAGATAACAAAGAAGAAGTAGCTAAGAGGAATGAAACTCTAGCAGAAGGCAATATAGATAACCAAGTTACTATGGAGCCTGACACTTTCAAGTTTAGTTTAGAGAGAGATAAGGCACTAAAGAAGACAGCACTAAAATCTAACTGGTTCTTCGATTGGTTAGATGAGGCTGAAAGAAGTGATAGATTTGCTCAAGCTGATACAACTGGAGATAGTATAGAGATAAAAGATACTCTAGCTCACTCTATTTTAAATGAACAGCGATTACCACAAGAGTATATGCCATTAATAAAAGGTAGTAAAACCATTGATGGTTTACAGGCTAGAGTTGACTGGGCTAAAGAAGATGCAGAGACTAATGGTTATATTGGTAAAGCATTAACAGAAAAAGAAATAATGTTAACCACTGTAGCTTCTAGTCTTGCTACTCCAGATGTTGTGGTTGGTATTGGTGCTCCAGCACTTCTGTATAAGACAGCAAAGACAGCTCAATCTATAGCTAAAGGTTCTAAGGTTGCTCAAGTAGCAAGTTCTACTCCCTTCATAGCTGGTGCTGAATATGGAACTGAGACAGCTATTAACTTTTGGCATTCAGCAGTAAGTGACGAATACAACATGATGGATGCAGCCATAGATACATTAATATATGGAACAGCTGGAACATCACTAACTAGATTTGTAACTCCTAAGAATATGGAAGAGGTTGCAGAGAATGGAAGAGTATCAAAGTCTTTCGAGTTACCAGCTCCAACGGAGAGATTATTACTACCAGCACCAAAGACAGCAGAGGTTATAACTCCAGCGGCTAAGGCTGAAGCTAAAGCTGTTGATGACATAGTTACTGAAGTAGTATCTCCAGCAGAAAAACAAGCTCAGAGAAACATTCAGATAAAACAAGAAGAAGCCAGAGAGTTTAGAAAGCAAACTATAGAAGCTCCTAAGCAGAAACAATCTGAAATACAAGCTAAGATAGATGCAGCTAAGGCTAAACTAGATGAAGCTGTAGCTGAACCAACTTCTACTAAGTCAAAGATAACTAGAAGAACTAAAGCCATTGCTAAACTAGAGAAAGAAATAGAAGCAGTTAATGAAGAGTTGAGACTTATAGATGAAGGTCATTCTAAAACAATGAAGGAATACTCTGATAAGATTATAGATATTCAGAAGTCTATTGATGAAGCTCCCAAGAAAGCTGAAGTAGATGAAATGTTTAACCATTACTTAGCTGAGCCTAAACAGCATATAAAGGCTATAGAAGACTTCGTTAAGACTAATCCTGACAAAGAGTACCTAGAAGGAATTAGAGGTCATGTAGAAGGCATTAGAAGTAAGTTTCCAGATGAAGTAAAAGCCATAGAAGATATGATTAGTTCTAAAGTTGGTAATACTAAGGTCTTGAAGACTGAGTGGTACAAGAAACTAAGTCCTCATAATAAGAAGATACTTGTTACTGCTGGTGTTCTTGGTGCAACTGGAGCTTCTGCAAGTGATGGAGATGATGCTGGAACAATGGCTACTGCTTTATTACTCACTGTGCTGGCTGTATTTGGTCTTGCTAACAGACAAGCTATTCATGCATTGGCTACTTCAAAAACTGGAGTTGGTGGCAAGATGGAAGGTCTAAAGAAGTCTTGGGCTAAAGCTACAACTGGTATCGTACATGAAGAAGGTATGAACAATGCTGGTAAGTGGAGAAAGTCTGCTGCTGCTATTGCAGAGAAAGCTTACTCACAACTGTTTTCAACTTCAGCACCTTTCCTGAAAGCTGGTGGTAGTGCTAGTGAGTTTATACAGAAGATGCTTTACAATAAAGACTTCGGTGGTGGAGCTATGACTATGAAGAATGAATGGTTTAAAGCTGCTATTGCTGATTACAACAAGTCTGAGACAGCTAACTTTAGGTTATGGATGCAAGAGAAAGGTATCACTGAAGATAAGATACTTAACAACACTAACGAGATGGAAGTGTTTAGAGAGCTTGTACTAGATGTAAAAGAAGGTCTAGTTAAATCTGATAGCAAAGCTGTTAATGATGTTGTTAAGCTAATGAATGATAAGTTTGCTGATATGCTTATAGCCAACAAAGAATATAAAACTCATGGTTTTGAGAAAGTAACCTTCACTCCTAACTATGTTCCTAGACTTTGGAGAACAGCATTAATACAAGATGCTTTAAAGACTATGACAGACAATCAAGTTGAAGCCTTTACAGATGTGTTAGCTAAATCAATCAAAAGCAAAGGTGCTAGAAAGATAGCTGAGAAGTTAGTTCAAGGTTGGAGAACTGCTGGACAAGATGCAACTGCTAATGCTAAGTCTGAAGTAATTGCAATGCTATCAGATAAGAATGTCTTTAAAGAAGGCGAAGAAGTTGATGATATTCTTGATGCTATCACTGGTGTTAAAGACAGAACCAATAGAGCTAAGTTTAGAATAGATATGGATATGAAAGTTCTTAAAGAGGGAGTTGATGGTCTTGGTATAAAAGGATTAACATTCAATGCTGTACTAGATAGAAGTTCTGCTTCTGTTATTGATAAGCTTGGAAACCAGATGTATTCTTCAGCAGCCCTCTCAAGAGAAGGTATTACTTCAATGACTAAACTTGATAACATGATACTCAAGGTTGCTGAACAAGATGGAATGTTAGGTAGACAAGCTAAACAGATTAAGTCTTTGGTTATGGGAGAACCAATGCCAGTTGATAATGACTTCTTGCATACTATTTCAAATGCTATGAAAGACATTACATTAGGTGGTAAGCTTCCTTTGGTTGCCCTTTCCACACCAACAGAGATAATCCAAACATTATTCTCCAATGGTTTCTTTAATGGCTTAAATAACATAGGTAAAGCTATGAGTTCTAAATATGGCAAAGGTAGTGAGATGGTTAACCAACTTGCCAAGATAGGTTCATTAGGTAGAGGAACAGATTTAATTAATCTCAAGTATGCACATAGAGGTTTTTCTAATGAGTTTGTGGAGAGTGGAGAAACTGCTTTTTCACAATTCAGAGAAGGCACTATGAGATTTAGAGACTTGATTGTTTACTTCTCAGGTCTATCAGGTATCACTGATTTACTACAACTTGCCAATAAGATTGCTCATACTGAAGAGCTAGGTAGAATAGCCAATGGTATGGAGAACGGAATACCACTTGAAAGATATACTGAGTTTGGTATAAGTGAAGCTAGAATGAAAGCATTGAAACCATATATGGTATTTGATGAGAATGAAGTTCTTCAGAAAGTAGACTTAGAAGCTATGCCTAGAAAAGTTAAAGATGACTACCAAGAGATGATGTTTAATATGAACCAAGCTATCACTCCAGAAACAACAGTAGGGGAAACTCCTTTGTTTGCAAGAACAAGTTCACTAGGTAGAATTATCACAACTCTAGTAGCTTATCCGATGCAACAGTTCAATTTACATGGTATTCAAGGTATAAAGAGAGCAGATAAATACAGTGCTATACAGTTTATGGGTGGTATAGGTGGAACATACATAGGTCTAAATGCTCGTAATGAGTTGATGGATAAGGGTATGGATGAAGATACAATCCTTATGTATTCTATGATGAATGCTCCTCAGGGTCTAGGTATCTCAGCTGTTAAGTCTTTCTTTGACCCAGCGGTAGTAAACCATAACAAACAACTAATGCAACTGGGAGGATACTAATGGGTAAACAAGAAGACTTAGATAAGCTAGATGAGCTTGTAAGAAAAAAGATGATAGAATGCTTATCAGATGATACTACTGAAGAGCTACCAGCTTTAAATACAGTTGTATCCTACCTAGCTAAAAACAATGTTATATCAGAGAAAGCTGTAAGCACAGAAGAGGATGATATAAAGAGAAGACTTAAAGAAGCACAAGATAGAAGGAAAAAAGCTGACAAGATTTAACTTTGATTATTACTTAGATAGATTAAACAAAACTCCTTGGGGTGCTGTAAACGAAGATGACAAGTACTATACTAATGCTTCATTAGAAGATAGCTTCTTATGTTTCTATGTTTATTGTTTCGCATATCTTAACCTACCATCTCCAACTAGAGCACAACTAGAGATGGCTAAGTTTATGTCTGATACAAGTAACCCGCACAGACTAGTTGCAGCCATGAGGGGATTATCTAAATCTCTAACATCTCAAATCTATATCACTTGGAGATTATTAAATGACCCAAATGAAAAGATACTTGTTATGTCTGCTGGTTCTGATAGAGCAAAGTCTTACACTCAGTTTGTAAAGAAGCTTATAGGTCTACTTCCATTAACTAAACCAATGATGCCACAACACAATAAGCAAAGAACTTCTACACAGATGTTTGATGTTGCTGGTGCTGGTGCTTCAGATAGTGCTTCTGTTTATGCTGTTGGTGCTGGTAATCAGCTAGCTGGGTTCCGTGCTTCACTTGTAATCTATGATGATGTTGAAACTGCTCAGTCTGTTGAGTCTACAGTTATGATGGAGAAGAATAATACATATTGTATGGAAGCTCAAAACCTTTTGATGTCTGGTAAAGATGAGTCTATTACTTGTTGTACTCCACACTCTATGAGTTCTATGTATGTTGATTGGATTGATAGAGGAGTTGTACCATTCTTTATACCAGCAGAGGTTCCTGAAGACGATGCAAACTACTTTGGTGGTTTAGCACCTTTTGTCCAAGATATGATTGCAGAGGGCTTAATAGGGCTTGCTGTTGATGAACGATTAAACAAAGAGTTCCTTATGTCTAAGAAGGTTCGTATTGGTAAGTCTAAGTACAAGCTTCAGTACCAACTTGATGTATCTGATGCTGATGATTTAAGATTTCCTCTCAAGCTTAGTGACTTGATTGTTATGGATATAGATAATGATGTTGCTCCACTTAAAATATCTCACTCTTCTATGCCTGAGAACAACTTATATATTAAGCACAATGGTTTCAAAGCAGATAAGCTATTTGCTCCATCTTTCGTAGCTCCTGAAGTTGCACCATATGAAATGAAGTTGTTATCACTTGACCCATCTGGTAAAGGTAAAGATGAGATGGGTATCAGTTTGATATTCTCTCTAAACACTAGACTATTCTTGAAGAAGATTACTGGCTTACAAGGTGGTTACGAAGACGAGAACATGATTAACATAGCCACACTATGTAAGGATTATGAGATTGATGAGTTATTGATTGAGGAAAACTGGGGTGGAGGAATGTTCACTAAGATGTTAGAACCTCATTTAAGAATGATAAGTCCAAAGACAAAGCTTGTAGAAGTGAATGTTAGAGGACAGAAAGAAGTTCGTATTATTGAAGCTCTTGAACCATTAGCTAATCAGCATAGGTTGATTGTCGATAAAGATACATTAGATAAAGACAAGAATGGTTCTGTTGTTAATAGCTTTACATACCAGTGGAGTAAGATAACTAAAGAACGAGAGTCTCTTAGAGCGGATGATAGAATTGATAGTCTTGCAAATGGGGTTATTTATATGATTGAACATATGTCTGATGACGAGGAATTTGGAATGGCTTCATTCAAAGAGCAAGAAGCTGAGGACAACTTACAGTTTACTCTGAATGTATTTGGTCAGACACAAAGAGTGTCCAACAACTATGGAGATAATTTCTAACTAAGTTTTACAAATAGTTCTTCTGTGAAAACTAAAGGATAAGCTTTTCTCAGTAGACCATATACATCTATGGCTACATTTCTTATTTCCCTTTGAGCATGAGAGTTTAATCTTAGTTCAAAGAAACTCCACCAAGCTTGTAAGTTGCCAGTGACATTCATCTTAGTTGATGTGTTAGCTGGTAGTATAGCTCTAGCATCCTCTTTCTTTACACCTATCTTCAATAGTGCTTTGTAGGTTTCCAGCAATGTTTCCCATGTCTCTTTCATAGTAAGCTCTTCAATATCATCTAGCCCTTCTGGCATAATGAATTGAAATTCTCCTTTATCGGCACTAACATATCTTTTAGATTGAACCATAAAGTCTAAGTGCTTACTTCTAACCATCTGGTTCTGACAAGCAACCGAGATACCTTCTATATGTATGGTTGCATAAGCGAAGCGAAGACTAGCTAGATGACCGTGACCATGAACGATGGAAGAAGTTATATCCTTTCCATCATCTCCTAATGCTTTTGAAGCATAGCAAATCTTTGCACATTCTCCAATAAGACTTTGTTCTGTTGACATTAATAAAGTTGCTTTCACTTGCTATCCTTCACAAACTGAACATTCAGTTACTTTGTGTTTTGAAACACCATTAAGACTACGAATGTAATATAAACTAAAGATGTATTCATCTTCAAATGCTATGTTATGTACTCTTGAAATCTCTTGTTCAGTAGTTGAGTTATCAAAAAATAGGTTTACTGATTGACCTTGACATAAGAATGGTTGCCTAGCTGAAGCCATCTCAAGTATATCATCTTGTCTAATTTCAAATGCTGTTCTAAACACAGCCTTCTCTTCAGTAGTTAACCATATTTCATCTTGAACTGAACCATTGTTGGTTGCTATTCTAGTCATAGTCTCTTCACTGTATTGAGCACGGTTCTTCATCAACTGTAGGAATGGAGGATTAACTCTATATACAGCACCACCAGCAGTATCGTGAACATATACATTAGCAAACACTGGTTCTATTCCAAGACTAACACCACCTTGAAGTATTGATGTTGACATTGTTGGAGGTAAAGCAGTTCTGTGTGACCATCTTTCTCCGTAGCCTTCTAACCATTCAGGTTCTCCAACAGCTTTAGCCATATATTGAGAAGCTAATAGTGTTTCAGATTGCATCTCTTTAAAGAACTTAGTGTTAAACATTCTTGATTGTAAACCTCCAAATACCCAACTATTCTTTTGATAGTAAGTAGATACACCAAGTACACCTAAACCAATAGCTCTTGATTTCTCAGTAAAAGCAATTACCTTCTCAAAACCTACTTCAGTCTTAGCCTTCTCTAACATATCAGATATAACTGCATCTAAAAAGATTGCTGATATTTGTAGTAGCTTAGTATCTTTCCATTCATCATACTTAGAAACATTAACACTAGATAGAACACAAGTGAATGTATGGTCTTTATCATTGAATAGATTAATCTCTGCACATAAGTTACTATTGTGAACAAGCAAACCTTTGTCTTGATACATCTGTGGTCTATGACGATTAACTTTATCTTTAAACCAGAAGTAACCTTTACCTTTAACCATCTTGGTCTTGAGTGTCTTTCTCCAAATGTTATCTGCTCTCTCAGGGTTAGAGCTAAATAACTCTTTGTAGGCATCAGTCATAGTCCAACCAATGTTTAGCCCTTCATCGTCAGCTAAGAGCTGTTCACATACTTCATCGAAGTCAGGGTGCATAACATCTAAGTACTGACCACAAGAACCTCTTCGAGAACTACCTTGAGATACTTCTTGCATATCTCTAACTACACCTTTAAGTAGTTGAGTAACTCCAGAAGCTTTACCACCTTTAGATATTGGAGCACCTCTATGTCTGATATGGTCTAGTACAACTGAAGTGCCATAACCTCTCTGAGTAAGTTGAGCTAGTTCCATTCTTGTTTCATAGAAACCTCTGATAGAATCTTCAGGATAAGAACCACTACAAGATACTGGATGACCTTTATCTGTTCCTAAATTAGTTAGCACTGGAGTAGAAGGACTTAGCCAACCATTCCACAGTACAGCATAGAAGGCTTCGTACCAAGTCTCATAGCCAAACTCATTAGGGTCTACATTCTTAGATGTCAACTCAGCAGCTCTAGTTGCTAATCTTTCATAAGAACCTCTAGGAGTTTCCCATTGTTTCAGATAGTTCTTATCCATTAACAGTTGATAACCAGCTGTTGACAACCATTCAGGAGCTTCTCCTATTGACTGTAATCTTTTTCTCTCATTACTATATTCTTCATACTTTGTGTCTATCATTTTGCTACCCCTAATCTTGTAAAAGAGTCTTCACTCCATGTTCTGCTATATGAGTTGGTTCCCTTAACGAAGAAGTCATGCATCTTAATAGCATTAGCACCTTTATAAAACCACTTAGCGATTGTCTCATCTTCAACTTGATACTTGTCTTCCATACCGATTGAGTTGAAAACATAATTAACTCTATGTCTAATGAAACTCTTCAGCTGGTTACTGTTAACACCGTTTATATATCTGTCTTTAGTTAAAAACAAATGGTCTATTACTGCATCTTCATGTTGTATAATTTGATGTGCAACCATATGAATATCGCTTCTTAGCTGTGGACTAGCATGACTTCCTTGCTCATCAACATAAGTATTAAATAGATAAGAAGCAAACTCTCCATGAAGAACTTCATCATTAACCACATAATCAACACCAGAAATAGTATTAGGTATTAAGTTGTTACCATTGGCTTGAAACGATTTAAGCATAGCAAAGTTGCTAAACAGAAGGACTTGTTCAATCATAGCTACTGTTGCTAGTGTTAATGGTTTGTTGTTTGAAGCATTATTTAGAATATTGTTAAGAAACTCTAACTTATCTCTAAGTGCTACAACTGTACTCTGAGCATTGAGTGTGTCTTCAGGATTAACATTCAATACATCTGACATCTTCTGATAAAAGAAAGCATGAACTGACTTTTCCATTGAAGCTATAACACTACAAGCACCTTCTATCTCTGAGTGAGGAAACCAACTCTCTATCTTAGTCCAAATGTCTCCTACATTCTGTTCTATCTCTACAAACAACTGTAGTGTAACAAGGACTAGCTCATATGACTGAGTATCCATGTTCACTTTATAATCTTGTATATCTTTCTCTACTTTAATCTCTTGAGCAAACCAACCTATGTCTTGTTGTCTCTCCATGATTTCTTTAGCAGTAGGATATAAATACAATCCGAACATAGGGTTCTTTGTTTCTATAGGAAGCATATTATTTATCCTTTACTTCTAAGTCTTGCTTCATCTCATCCATAATACTTCTTATCTCTGACACTGGCAAGTCACTCTTAGCAGCTATAAAGGCTTCTAATCCTAATAGTGCTGTAAAAGCTTGTGAATCATTATCTGTTTCAATATCGAACTCTGCTTTGTTTTTCTTGTTAAATTTAATTACTATTTTTCCCATTGTATATTTCCTTTTAATTGAGCTTCTAAGTATTCATAGTAAGCCTCATATGTCTTTATCTTATTCACTTCCTTGTGAGCATCATCTTTGTTCCCAATTCTAAGTCTATACTTCATAGCAGTTATCTTAGCCCATATCTGCAACTCATGTTTAGAATACATATCTTCCATTCTGCTAATGGCTTCAATTCCATCAACCATACTGTAGTGTTTAGAGTCTGGATTAAGAAGAGGATGAACCATATTCTCTAGCTGTCTAGCTTCTATTGCATCTAAGCATTTATCAAGAGTGTTCATTAGTTAACT